TTTGTTGCCACTGATCCAGCACTCCATTGAGTTGCTCCGACAAACTATTGCTAACATCAACCGAAGCTCCATTCAGATCCCGGTCAGACGAGCCCGATGGATTCTGAGTAGTAGCTAACTGTGCCGGTGTCAACTGCGGCACCGACAGAATAGGATAGCCCATCAGGGTGTTAGTCAGGGAATCGAAGATCACCTGGTCACCCTGCAACGAGCGAAGTAGAATGGGAAGAGTCTGGTTATACTGCCCGGTGCTAATCAGGGCATTCTCAAAAGCCCTACTAGCTAGACTTACATCCGCGCGCTGCAATGGCTGAATCTGCACCGGAGAATCTGGTGAGTTCAGTAGGTCGAATCGAAGAAAGTTGATGTCCGTCTGCAATAGCTCCGTATACATCGTCATATCCATCGATGTAGGAGCATCTGTCACATTATAGATACGGGACAATGCTCGAGCCAGATCCGGATTCGCTGCCAAATCAAAGGTAACGCCAAGCCCCTGGACCAAGGAAAGCAGAGCTTGCTGCAGATACGCTGCTGTATCATTCATGTCCGACAGTC